ACCTAGTTGAAGACGATTATCATAAGTTGTGCGGTTGGTGGAAGGATTGGAGATGGCCAGTTATATCGAAAGATTTCTTGCCAGAAAACGGTACAGGAGGACTTATGATATCAAGCAATGGAGTAGATGTATGCGCTGGTTTCGTGTACATGACAAACTCAAAGGTAGCTTGGATAGAGTTTATAGTATCTAACTTCCATTATAGAGAGAAAGACAGAAAGGAAGCCATAGAGTTATTAATATATTCTTTGCTAGAGATTTGTAAACAAAAAGGTTTGCTTTATGCTTTTTCAAGTTTAAAGAGTCCATCTTTAATAAAGATGTACGAAAATTGTGGCTTTCAAAAAGGATCTACAAACACAACTGAAATGATAAAAACATTATGATATGGCAGCAGTAACAGGGGCAATGATAGCATTAGGTGGATTGGGCGTAAGTGCGGCACAAGCTATAAAGCAAAATAAAGCTATGAAAGAAGCTGATTCGGTTTCTCAAAAAGCAAGTAAATATATTAAAGGAATTACCGAGCAAAATGCATTTAAGCAGACTCAAGTGGCAACACTTGGAACTCAGTTAGCACAACAGTCTCAAGCTCAGAGAGAGGCACAAACAATGAATATGCTGCAAGGTGCTGGTGCTGAGGGAGTAATTGGAGGTGTAGGTCAGTTAACTACTGCTAACAATCAGTCTGATTTACAAAGAGCTGCTGAACTTGATCAAATGCAATATGAAAGAGATACGATGCAGGCACAGGCACAGCAAGGAATAAATGCAAGAAAACAAGAAAGAGAGTTTGAAGTTGGAATGAGTGAAAAACAAGACGCTGAAATGAGAAGAGCTCAGGCAGAGGCCAATAGAAACGCAGCTATTGAAAATGCGGTTGGTTTTGCTGGAAGCGCAATAAGTTCATTAAGTAAAATGGCTCCATTATATGGAAAGAAAAATTTAGGTCAAGATGAATTAGGGAAAACGCAATGGACTCCAGAACAATTTGCTAAATTTGGAAATATAGGAAAATCTGGAGGAGTAGGGATAGGTGAAACAACAGATTTAGATTTTGAAGCAATAGGAGGAATGTCTAATCAAAAATTTAAACAATTTATGAAAGGTCTTACTCCAGAACAAAGACAAATGTTATTTAATCAACAATAAATGTCAACAACTAGAAATAATTATGGAACATATGTTCCAGTGGCTGCGGTTGACTGGGGCAAGGCAATCGGTGGTTTATACAATACAATAAATCAGATTGGAATTGATAGAGAAAAACAGCGTGAAGACTTAGACAAGTTAATGACTGAATCAATATCATCCATTAATAACTCTGATTTATTAAAAACACAAAGTTTACAGGACTATGTTTTGGCTGGAGCTGACAACGGAAGAACCACAATAAATAACGCAAACAAACAACTAAAGTCTGGTCAAATAACTCCAGCTCAGTATAGGGCAATAATAAATAACGTGAACACGTATTGGTCAACGTTTTCCAATAGCATGAAGAATTTTGATGCGACCAATCAAGAATTAATGAAAAGACAGCAGCCTGGAGAAAATGGTTCACCATCAGATGGATCTGATTTTGAGGCTTATTTAGCTCAACAACACGCTAATCTAGGTAATTTAAGAAATTCATCTTATATGTTTAATCCAGAGACTGGAGAAGGTTATATGGTAAATATAGATCCAGCAACTGGTAAACCAAGCAAGGTGACTAATAGTATGGTAATTGCTGATCCATCAAACATTATGGATCAAAGGTTTGACTTTAGAAAATTCATCATTACAAACACAAAAGGAATGATGGACGCATATATAGTTGAACATGGTAGCACAACTACTAGTAACCCAATGGAAAATAAAGCTGTAGCAGCATCAGTAATTTCAACAATAAATTCTTGCCTTACAAACCCAAGGATGATATCTCAAGTATTGGCTGATTTTGGTAATTACGGATACTATCAAACAGAAGAAGAAAAACAAAATATAATTAACTCAAGGATTGCTGAAGAAAATCAAGTTAGAATTGCTCAAGGTAAACCAGAGTTAACTGATGAGGAAAAGAAAAACCTATCTGAAAATCTATCTTCAGAGCTTATTCTTGTTCGTTTAGATGATGACAATAAGTATCAACCAGTAATAACGCCAGATCAAGAACAGGACGCAAGAGATTTGCTTCAAGACTTTATAGTTGCTCAGTTCCCATATAAGCAAACCGAGGAAGATGGAGGATACAGATCTGGAAGAAAGGTAGGCGGACTAACTGAGGTAAAAGTAGATAATTCCACTCAAGATTTTGCTAATAAATTTGTAAAGGCAATGGGTTCTGGTAAGAAATCAGTAGAAAAAATGAACGAACTATTAAAAGCTAGGGGAATACAGGTACAATGGGATGGAAGTGGTTTTGATGTACTTAAATATAAAGATAAAGAAAGTGAAGATCAGTACGGACGTAAAATAAAAGGAGAATGGGAGAAAACTCAATACGTGAATTTACCATGGAGTGCCGAAGATTTTTGGAAGGCTTTAGGTCTAAATGAATCAAAATGGATAGCCGCAGTTAAACGAGCAAAAGGTCAATAAAATGGAAGAACTTTTCTCACAATCATCAGATAGATTGACAGATATGACTACCAATCCGCCAGAAGGTAAGCCTGACGGAATATATACCTATCCTGGTGTTGATGCCTCATATAAAAAAGAAAATGGAAAGTGGTATAAATCAATTGGAGTTAATGCTCCTTATGAAGAACTAACTCAAGGAAACGTTGCTGAAAGAATAAAGCAGTTGGAGTTAAATGCTGTTTCAGTTGATTCAAAAAGACCAAACGGAATATATACTTACCCTGGTGTTGATGCATTATATAAAAAAGAAGACGGTATATGGTATAGAAAGACTGGTGATAAATACACTCAGTTATTTAGTGGTAATGTACCAGAAAGAATCAAGCAGTTAGAATTAAATTCCGTAAAAGTAGAAAAAGACGAAGAGCCATTAGGAGTTTACAGAAACAATCAAGACTTTGACGTAATACAGCCAGTAAGAAAGCTTGATGATAATTTTCAAAGACCATCAACCGAGTTATTTCCAGGAGTTAGAGATAAAGTAAATATAGAAAATGAATTTAAAATCCCAAATCTTAGATTAAATGAAAATGAACAAGGAATAAAGATATGGCAACAGTCAAAATCCGTAGACTTTAAACATCAACCAATTGACAAAAATACTGGAGAATTAACTGGACCATCTTACCATATTGTATATGAAGACATAACAGACCCTAAAAAAGTTTCAAAATTAAATTCTAAATACAATCAGGATGCGTCTACAATTAACACAGAAAAAGTGTTTACTGGTTATCCAGGTAAAGAGGGTACAGAGTATATAATTGATGATAACAACCTTTGGAAAGTAAAGAGGCCAGGTTCTCAAGAATTCTTGACAATAACAGACCCAAACTCTGTAAAATCATTAAATAGTCATTTTAAACAAAGTGCTGATGTATTTGATAATGATAAGGCCATCAAGTTAAAAAAAGAAAACGAAAAAATATTAGATCTTAGATACAGGATAAATAAAATAGATGAAAATCTAATAGGAGATAGCGAAGGAAATGTTGTAGAAAAATTAAGTGAATTGTTTCCAGAGTATGAGTTTTCTGAGGCTGGATGGGGAACCGACAATGTACTAGTAAAAAGTAAGTCTAATGAAATAATGATATCATTAGATAACTGGTATAGTGAAGATGATAATAATCAAGCTTTAGTATTAAGAAACTTTCTAAGAAATAATATAGGGGATATTGATGAGAAAAGATACAAAGCCGTACTAAATCAAAGAATGCTTGATAGAGTAGAAAATAAATACCATAACACATTTGGATTATCTACTTTGGACAGGTATTTAGAAGCGACTAAATGGGAAGGTGTACCAATAGATATAAAACAAAAAACAGAAGAATCAAGAAAAGAATTTGCAATTGATCTAGGTTTACAATATAAGGAAACAGTATTAAGAACAAAAGACTTAAATGAAAACGAAAAAAATGCAGCGCTAGCAAGTTTAAAACAAGACAAAGAATCAATATCAATAATAAATAAATATGCTGACGATGTAAAATCTGAATACAATATAGTATCGTCATATAAAAAAGATATAAATAATTCAATTATAGGTTTAGATAATAAATCAAAAGAAATTGATTCAGATAAAAAAAATATAGAGCTATATATAAAAAACATACAAGAAAGAGTTAACAATAATCAGATAACTCAAGAAGAACTTGATAAAGCAAATTCATACATAAAAGATCAGTACTCTAAATTAAATATAAAGATAGAACAATACAATAAAGAGTCTGATGATTTAAAATTAAACATAAAAAATTTAGATGAAAAATCATTATCATTAAAAAATAATTTAAAAAATGTATCTCTATCTCAAGATGCAGTAAATAAGTCTATTGCCGCAAATTATTTAATAAAAGAACAGCAAGGAACATTTATTGGAGGACTAGGATATTCAGCTGTTGATGGTATACTTTCTATACCTAGGATGATTGCTCAGGCCGATAAACAAACCAAAGACGAGTGGATTCAAGCTATTGTTGGTGCAGGTACAACTGAGGAGTATATGAACTCAGATGATAGATGGGACCTTACAAAGGCTGCATTTCAAATGTCAAGGTCAATGTCAGCCATGGCGGCTGGATGGGCACTTACAGGTGGGGGGACTTTGGCTCCTGCGGCAATAGGAGAATACTTATCTCTTTATGCTATGAGCTATTATGAGATGAAGGATGAGCTTGATCAAATGGACATACCTGGTGTATCTGACAGAGACAAATTACTTATGTCTGGAGCTTATGGAATTGTAGGATCAGTTCTTGAAAGATTTGGGTTGAGCTATGCCCTCGGAAATAAAGTATTAAAAAGAAGTATATCCAATGAGGTTCTTAAGTTAGCGTTTAGTCAGATCCCAAAGAATGCTTCAAAAGAAATGATTGAGGCACAGATAGGAAATAGTATTAAAACTTTAATAGGAAAGGGTGTTATAACTACACTTGGAACATCATTGGTTGAGGGTGGAGTTGAAGGTAGTCAAAGATTGGCTCAACTTGGAATTGAGGAGGCATACGATAGAATGAAAGGTACAGGTTATTTTAATAATCAGTCTGCTTATGAGATACTAGGAGATGTAGCTTACGAGTCTTATATGGGATTCTTAGGTGGTGGTATTGTAGAAACAATACAACAATCTGGAGACGTATTAAAAAATGGTACATCTGCATTTAAAAACGAGAAGCAAATACAACTACTAATAGAATCATCAAGAACACTTGGTATAGATGAAGCACTAGTATCCAAGCTAAAGTCAGACATGCTAAATGGCAAAATAACAAAGCAAGAGGCCGAGGATATGCTTAACTCATTTAAAGAGATTAAGGGTAAGATTAATTCAATACCAAGTGATATGTCTATTGAAAATCAATCTAAGGCATTAGACTTAATACTAGAAAGAGATAAACTCAACAAAGAAATAGAAGGGAAAGACCCTAACTTAGTTAAACCGCAGTCAGACAGGATAACTGAGATAAACAATCGTCTGCAAGAATTATCAAAAGAAAATGCCGTACAAGAGCCAAGCACAGAGAGCGTACTTCCACGCCAACCAGAAACAACTGGAGAAACAGGGGGTGAACGTGAAGGAATGGGACAAGGAGTCCAAGGGGAAGAAGTTGCCCAAGAAGGTGTCGAGCAAGCCCCAATCGAAAGCAAAGTCCAAGAAATAATTCCAGGTGAGAAGGCCACAGTTGCTGACGTAGACATCGTATATCCAACAGAGCCACAGGCAGAGGAAAGAAAGGCATTTAGATCTACCAGTGAGTACGTTGAGAACGTATCTAAAGAACTCCCTATTGAAGATGTAGAGACGTTGACAAAAGAACTTGACGGAGACTTCGGTTTGCTTACAGCTGAGAACCCAATGGCACAACCTCTTACCGAGGAAGAAAACAAACAACTAAACCAAAAGGCTGAGGAGTGGCTAAATAAAAAGGGATACAAGCCAAGACGTGTGACTGGAAAGTATGGACAGGCAGAGAACTCTTTCTTTGTGCCTAACCTAACAAGACAGGATGCTATTGAATTTGCTAAACAGTTTAACCAAGAGTCTGTAGCACACTCTGACGGATTGGTGTACCAAGACGGATCAATGAATCCAAGGGTAAAGGCTAACGATAATTTAAGCTTTACTGAGAGCTATAACCCAGGCTCTGACTTTGTTTCTGTAGTGAACACAAAGGATGGCCTAAAGACATTCTCTATTGGATACAACTTTGACGAGAAGGTAATGCCAGAGCAACAGGCTGCTACACAAATATCTGAGGTTACTATTACTCCAGAGACCAGCCAGACTGTTACTGAAAGAATTAATAAGGAGACTGACACAAAAAGAAAAAAAGTCTTTACAGCTGTTCAGAAGGTATTGTCTGCTATTCCTAATGCAAAAATAATTTTGCACGACAACACTGATGCATTTGTTGCTGGTGTTGCCAAGTCTGCTGGTATAACAAACGATGAGGCTATATCTCAAGGTGTTAATAACAACAGAGGGTCATACGTTAATGGTGATATACATATTAACTTAGAAACGGCTGGCGTGACCACCGTTTTCCACGAAGCATTCCACGACCTATTGGCTAAGAAGGGTATGGATAACAATGCATTGTTAGACATGGCTAAAGGTCTTAAATCAGTTATATCCGACAAAGCACTTAAGACAAGACTTGATAAATTTGTATCTAACTATGAGCAGGGAGAAAGAGCTGAGGAGTATACTACTGAGCTTGGAGCCATCATGGCTGAGGCTCAGAGAGAACTATCTACAACAAAGTTCCAGCAGTTTAAAACACTAGTCAATAAGATTGCCAAGAAGCTAGGTCTTCCTGTTGTCTTTTCTGCTGCATCAACTGCACAGGACGCTGTTGACTTTATGAACTCAATGTCTGGTAAGCTTGGAAGAGGTGAGCAGATTGAGGTTGGTAATGTATCTAAAGTTATTCCATCTGAAACAGATAAATATGGTAACTTAAAAAAACCTTCAGAATCATCAATAAAAAACATTAAAAATCAAAAACCAAAAATAGTAAATGATGCAAAGTCAAATGTAAAAGAGGGTAAAACTGTAAGCACTAGACTTCCTAAAAAAGATAATATACATTCTACTAGAGACTACATAGTAAGTATGAAATCTCTAGAAGAAGATGCGTCTAAGGATAAAAAAATACAGGATCAATATATAAAAATAGCAAAAGAAATATCTTCATACGGTATATCAAAAATAAAAAATGTAGAAAATTTTGATGATGCTAAAAAAGTAGTAAATGATTTTAAAAATTCTGTAAAGTCTAACTTAAAATGGTTACATAACTCATTTGGTGTTGATGTAAGAGACATATCAAAGTTATGGTATGATGGAGCAAATATTATTTGTAATAAAATAGCAAATCAATATAATTATTCCTTAGAACAAGTATCTGGAGTAATGGCTGTACTTAGTCCTCAAATGGATTGGTTTAGAAATTTATCATTAGGCGAAAGAGTAATAGATATTTATACTAATCAACAGAATTCTATTTTTGATTCTAAAATGATAGATTATGTAAATAATGCTACGTCTGGTACTGGTAAAAATAAAGTACCATTATTTAAAGATTCTAAAGAAATAATTTCAAGAGTAAAGAATAAAAAATTATCAGAATTAAACAATAAAGACAAAGCATATTTTATCAGAGTATTTGATGAGGTATATAATTCGAGAGAATATAATAACATATCTCCTAATGGAGAAGTAAATGGATTAGTTAGAAAATCTGATGGATCTCCTGGAGCTTGTGGATGGGGAGCATTTCCTACAATAGAAAAATCAATATCAATACTTCAAGATGGATCTATTGAAAATATATCTTCTAATCTTGGTAATATGCATAAGGTTAGAAATTTCTTTAACAATATATCTAATCCAAATGATCCAGATGCAGTTACTATAGATACTCACGCAGTTGCTGCTGGATTACTTCTACCATTAAGCGGAAGCTCAAAGCAAGTGCTATATAATTTTGGTGGTGCAGGAAATGTAAATACTGGAATGACTGGAACATATCCAGTATATGCGGATGCTTATAGAGAACTAGCAAAAGAACTTGGATTGCTTCCAAGAGAAGTTCAAAGTATAACTTGGGAAGCTGTGAGAGGTTTATTTAAAGCTACATTTAAGTCAAACAAAAATAACGAGTTAAATATAAATAAAGTATGGGATGATTATAGTTCTGGATCTATATCTTTAGATGAAGCTCATACTAAAATAGAAGATATTGCTGGAGGAATAAGTAAACCAGTTTGGTTTGAATATATGGCTGATGGAAATAAAATATCAATGGATGAAAATTCAGCAGCTGTAGATCAATCTAATCTTGATAATGAATCCATAGAACCATCAAAAATCAAGGCCCAGAAAGTACTTCCAGAAAGTGTAGAGAAAAGACTTACTGAAGATGGAAATGGTAACTACGTGTTCCATCACTACTCAAGTTCAAAGAGAGACTCAATAAAACCAACTACTGGTGATGGTAGCTTTATGGTTTCTAAGGAAGAGGCATCTGCACTAGCTAGTGTAAATGGTGTTGCACAGTACTACGCAATGGCTGATCAAAAAGAACAGGGCACTGGTAACGTTCAGCATACCGTACTTGTTCCTATGAATGAGGTATACTACTTACAAGAAGACAAGTTAAACCTATACGATAAGGCAAAAGAAGAGTTCCAAAAGGCTAGACCAGGACAGGCGTTTAGTCCTAACTATCAAGCTGCATGGATTGGAAAGGTAGCCAATGATATGGGTTATAAGATGCTTGTTAGCGAGTGGAGAAATGGAGAACTTAGAGCTCAAACAACACTAGAGTTAAAACCAGAGTCTAATAATATAGAGATGAAACCTAGAGAAAAGGTGACGTTTAATGTTGGTGACAAGGTAAATGTATTTGGTGACGATGCTGTTGTGACAGAAGTTAACGGTGATATCGTATCCTACAAGGGAGACAGATCATCAGGATCTATTAATGTAGTTCGAAGCAAGCAGTCAATTAAAAAGATAACATCTGCTAGGTTTCAGAAACAATCCAAAGAAGACGCTATACAAGACGCCAAGGATATACACGAAAAGTCGTTCAAAAGATTTAAAGATAGTAAGAGAGCTATAGCGAACGCTGTAAATAATCTTGAGAAGTCAAAGTGGTACAGAGATGCTGACGATATACAGAGAGAAGAGGCCGTAAGAGAAATCAAAAATTTCTTTGGAGAAAAAATAAAGTCCGCCCCATCTGTTGCTAAGGTTACTGGTAAAACAAAACAAACAGCATTTGTGTCCGACCTTGCTGCCGCAATTCGTGACCAGATCAAGCTACAGGCACGATCATCTAGAGAGACGGCTAAGAACATTAACGACAGACGTAAGGCACTTGGTACAGCAATAAAAGAGGTAGTTAGCAAATACAAAGGAAAGATCACAGAGAGACAGCTAAAGTCTATAAATACAAGGATTGCAAATGTTAATCTATTTAACCAAGAAATGGTTGAGAGAGTAATAGACTACGTGAACAAGGTGATGAACAATGCCGAGTATGCTACTAAAGTAAACAACGCATTTGCAGAGAGACGTGCCATTAGACGAATGATGAAGTCTGGAAACATGGCAGAGACTGTCGCTGTTGCTAAGGAATTCACTCAGATTGATCCGTCAATGGTTGATGACATAGATGCGTACCTAGAGATGGCCCAAAAAATAAGAGGGGCCGTAAAGTCATCAAGACGTGTAGGAGAAACCGTATCATTAAAGCAGATTGTGAACTTTGGTGAGGCATACGAGTACATTAAACCTGTACTTGATGCACAAGAAGAGTCCATGAAGAACATGCTATTGGCGGAGCACAACGATCTTGTTGAGTCTGGAGTAATATCTAAGGATATGACCTTAAAAGATATCAATAAAATACTTAATAAGATAAGGCTTGATGAAAAGGTAGATTCAAACGAAGAAGAATCTGCAAGAGAATTTCTTAAAAATAAATTGTATTTATTAAAATTGCAATTAGGTTCATACATTGAAAACAAAGGTTACAACCCACTTACTGGTGAGGTTATGGATATTAGTGACCGCAACAAGCAGATGATTGCAAAGGTTGTTAAGTCAGACATGAACAACATGTCTACCAAACAAATGACCGAAATGGTTGACTCTCTGTATAACTTTTTAGAGAACGGAGCAGTAGGAGGTATAGAGGCGGCATACAATACTTATGTTGGCGAAAAAAATGCCGCATCTCTTGAAAAACAAGTCGTGGTTGCAAGGCCATTAAAAATGTACTTCAATAAAAAACTTGGACAAGTATCTGCTTATGAAGTAACATCACTAACTGAGTTGTTCAATAGAATGTTTGTTGGAGTTACAAAAGGTATAGACGTAATGACAGATTCTGGACTTGCTGATGTTATATTAGGTGCAAACAAAGCAAGAAGACAAGTAAAAGAAATACAAGACAACTACGTTAAAAAGTTTGGAAAAATTAAAAACTTTTTTCAAATTGAAAATGTATACGAAAGAGGAGCGCTTGCATTTTTAACTAGAAACTTAATAGGAAGCGACATAGAAGTAAAGTCAGAATTTAATAGACGTGTAGATATATTATTACAAAGTATTGATGCGCTAAGAAATGGAACCGAAAGAGAACAAAAAATGGCTGATGTCTATGAAAAAGTATTAGGAAAACTAGACGTAAATTCAAGGGATCTTAATACAATTAAAAGTAAAGCATCAAGCACAAATATTGAAGCTGTAGAATGGTGGATAAATGAGTGGTCAACACACTACTCTGATTTATCTGACGTGTCTAAGTCTGTTTATAATACAATACTAGGAAAGGATGTAAACTATACTCCAGATAGACTTAAAACAACATCAGAAGGTTCTAGTCAGACAATAAATGATAAAATACTAGAAAGTAAATCAGCATTTTTAATGAATACTGATGCTATAACAGACACAAACGAGTCTGGTGTAATGATAGCTTCTGTTAGACCTAAACAATTGCCAAAAGGAAGATACGTAAGCCTAGATTTTGATGTAAATAATATAGAATCACTTACAGGTGCATTGGTCGATATAAATACAGCTGGAGCCATAAGACAGGTATCATCATTTTTTAAATCAAAATCATTTAAATCAATTGTTCCCTCAGTGGAAGATAGGACAATGTTAAATGAAAGAGTAAATAAATATATAAGAAGAGCAAAGAATAAATTATCTGTTCCTAGCGATGTATTTAGAAATATTGACAACGCACTAAATACCATATCATCAGTAGGTACAGCGTTAGGCCTAGGTGGTGTATTTCAGTCAGTTAAACAGACAGTTTCTGTTGCTATGAGTACAGCAATACAGACAGGTAATAGTTTTAATATATATGCTGGTAAAGACTTTAATAACTGGTTAAATACAACTGGCGCAACTGTGACTAATAGAGGTCAAGAATCACTTACAGCAATTGAGAGTGCAAACAAAAAATTGCAATCATTTAATGGTAAATTTGATCAAGCACTTACAGAAATTAAAAAATGGAGTCAATGGCAACTTAGATTGTTTTTATCTAAGCCAGATGTTTTTGTGGCAAGGGCTGCATTTAAATCTTACTATGAACAATATTTGAAACAAAATGGATATGATGTGTCAAAAATAAATTGGGACACATGGAACGATACAATTAAAAAAGAAGGTATAGAAGAACTAAACAAAAAAGCTATTATTTATGCAGATACAATGGTGTCAAGGCAACAAAACGTATCTGACGAAAGATTAGCTGGAGAATTACTTGCAAATGAAGATTCAGCCAGAAAGTTAATAAGAAAGGTAGTGTTTCCTTTTGCATCGTTTAGTATTAACCAAAGAGCTAGACTTGTTGCAGACATAAATGCATTATTTTTAAACTGGAATAATATATCTAAAGAAGATAAAGCAATAGCTATTAAATCAATAGCTGGTACTGTTGCAGAACAGGCTGTATTTCAGTCAATAAACTTTACAATTGGAATGTCAATATATTCTATAGCACAGTCTTTAGCTGGTCACGATGATGATGATGATGAATGGGAAAAAAGAATTCTTAATGCGACAAAATATCCTCTAAGATCTTTGTTTGCAGACTTTGTTTCTCCAAATCCATTATCAGATGATGCTGTAATATTTGGAGCTGATCAATTATTAGCGATGATGGATGCTCCAAGTGATGGGGAAATAAAACAAGCGATAGAGGATGAACAAGAACTTAGAATAGCTACAGGTAAACAGCTAATGACTGAATCGCAAATAAATAAGTTTAAAGAAGAATATATAAAAGAAAATACTTATCAGCTTTCATATAATTTTTCTAATCATGAAGAAGGTAAATATGGTCTATTTTCTATAACAATTGATCAATACAAAAGATTGTCTGAAAATTTTGAAATGGCTAAAAATGGAACATTTACCGATGAATACATGGGTAAGGAGACAACGAAGTACTTAACCGATAAAGATAAGTCACTAGCAATGTGGGTATTCTATGGTCTAGAGGTTCCATATTCTACTGGGGCTGGATTAAAAGAAATGGGTCAAGTGGCTAATAAAACTTACTCAATAATAAAGAAAAGAGCGCTAACGGAAGATCAGTATGAGGTCTATAAAGAATTTAAAAAAGAATTTAAAAGAGAACCTCAAGAATGGGAAATAAATATGATTAAGTCATCAAAAAGTCCTAAATATTCTTTTGGAGCTATGAGATATGTTCAAGATTTTGGAGGATTAAGTAATCAACAAGGAAAGGAATACGCAAAAGTATTTGAGAAAACTGGAATGGTGTTGCCTCCAGCTGTATTTGATATGATCAAGCAAGGCAAATCATCAGACAAAGCATTTCAAAAGTACAAGCAAGAAATGAAAAAGGAATTAAATACTGATGTAAGCGATAGAGTTTTTAATTAAAATAAGTGAGTCAACCTAGCAACCTGTCCATTAATTGGATGATGTATGAATGCCTCTACAGCCTTTGGTGCGTGCTGATATCCATTCCTATGATGCCAGCTGTCAGTTCCAGATGGTGATCTCAATGTCTCAACGTTTACAGACATGTAGTCCTTAGAAGACTTATGATGGATGTGATGACCATATATATATCTGTGATTGCACTTATGCCACTTGTCTGAAGCCTCGTGAGCCATAAGTAAAGGAAGGTCTTGAATTTTTGCTCCGTCCATGTGAGTTGAACCAATCAAATTATTTCCATAAACTGTGTACTTTCTGTGCTTCATGTCATTGTCAAAACTTACATTGTCGCAATCGCTGAACCACGCCTCAACACACTGCAACAACATAAATCCAGACATGAAGTCGTGGTTACTTGGATTAAAAACAACATGCACATCGGCCACTGTCATTAATGATTCAATGACATCGATTAATAATTTCTTAGCCATTATGAAGTTGTCGTACCACATGCCATCTGTATCCTGTGGAGTTCCAGATGTTGTTTGTCTCTTTGGATTATCTATATGAAGAATGTCATTACCAGCTATAAATATAATCTTGTCAATATTATAACCAGACGCTCTATTTATTATTCCACTCATTCCGTCCATTACTCTTTGAACGGCTATCTGTTGATTATAGTCTTCTCCAGTCTCAAATGCAGATGAAAGTTTACCTATATGAACGTCAGCTGGATCAAATACTAGGCAGTGTGGGTCTTTTAACTTGTCTCTTTTTATTTTCTTGTATGATGGAGACCACTTCTTTATTTCAGATATAAGCTCAGTCTTAAACTCATCCAAATTAACTTCAGACGAATCTCCCTTGACGTTAATACTGAAGTGCTGACCTTTGTGCCAGTAGTGTTTGACATCCTCAACTGGGATTCCCACTCTTTCACACTCATCATATAGAGCTTTATTTGTTTCGTAATTAATGATTGCTCTTCTTACGTATCCCCTACTGTTTTCGCTACTATCACCAAAAACTCTTCTAGCTATTTCTGTCTTGTTAGTCATACCAGACCTATAAAGGTCCAATATCTCCTGGGTTTGATTCGTGACTTTTTTTGACATCCTTTAAAATTTTGATTAAAATATCGATTGTTTTATTTAATTCGTCTATGTCATTATCCACCATTGACTCGTAAATAGTATCTGTCAAGTCGTTGATGTCTGCCATCAAAATATTTATATAAGTAATCTTACTCATTTTAGATAATGAGTGACAAATATAATAATTTATCTATAAATCTGCAATCCAATTACGAAAAACTGTACCCATATTTATTACTTCATTGTAAAAATCACTCACCTCCTTATCATTTTCATGGTCCATTCTTTCATAAATCTGATTGCCTAACTTATAAACTTCATCTACAAAATCATTACCAGATTTTTTTATTTGCTTTTTGTATAGTCTTGGAAAGTCGTCCTTAACGTCTTCCATGAAGTCCATCATGATTGGTAAAATACCTACCAAGCACGCCAGTTTTTTCTCTTTCGAGATAGATTTGTTGTTCGTCATAGCTTAAATCATTAAAGTTAAAATTAAAGTTTTGATTCATTAGTTCTTCTTCTGTATAGTAAGGTTCGTTCTTGTGACCAAGTATCTTACCAACATACCTAGTTGTAAATAACATACTCAAGGTATAGTTCTGTATTCCTAAAGTTTTTAATATATCGCTAACATGTATTCCATTGGTCAGCATTTTCATTATCTGATCCTTGTTGTCGTATACATACATGTTCCTATCATGATGATTCCTGTACCGAAGATTTAATTCCATGTTCATTTAGTTCTTTCATTCTATATACTTGAAGGGCGCTAGGCTTTTTACCTGGCCTTTTAACCTCTATAAACTCAACGTCTGAGTCTCTTGGAATAGCGATAAGATCTGGTATTCCTGGCTTATTAGTCTGTATTAGTTTAATGACATAGTATCCCTGTGCCTCAAGCTTCTTTATTATCTTCGCCTGTATCTGTTGCTCTGTCATTAAAGTTGCAATAGTACTTGCTAAGGTAATTGGTTACCTTCTCAAGATTGGCAAATCTAACAAAATTTAAATCAGAATCCAAGACTTTTATTTTTTTTATTACAATGACACCATCCTTATACTCGTAATCACATATCTCAAGTATCTGCTGTTCTGGTGTTTCTAGATCAAACGTATCAACCAATAGTCTAATCATTGGGTCATTAATCATCTTCATACTACTCTTATTATTAGTGACTTGTTAAACCATCCAATAACTAGCATTCCTTCTCCTTTAATTTTACTGTAAGCAATTACTGGCAGTAAAAAAAACATTTTATCTTCCATAATCTTTCTTAAAAATATTCAACGTATAACTCTTCTTTGATTTGACAGCCTTGTATATCTTGTCTTCTATACTACCACTTGTAAATATCCAGTATACCTTATTATAAAGTCTATCCATTGTTGTCATCCTGTCTCTAGCCTGCCAGTAGCTTACAGCACTAAAGTCAATGCTATAAAAAACTAAGTATTCAGCATTTTTTAAGGATATACCCTCACGACCAGATACAATTTGTAAGGCAATAACCTTAAACTTACCAGTATCAAAGTCATCTAACTCGGTAGTAAGTTCGTCTCCGTATACCTGCTTAAGTGCATTCAACTCCTCTTTAAATTTATAGAACACACCAATTCTTGTGGTCGCAAATTGCGACTTCAAGAACTCAGCCTTAAATGTTGACAGAACCATTGACTTACCACTCTCAAACTTAATTGTACCACCTGCAAGTTGGTGCATTTTTTGCATCAACTTAGCTGGAGTGTCCGCAAGTATAACCTCATCCTTACCCTCAACTACAAGGTCTTTCTCAAGCTTTTTTGATATGTTCTTTACTATCTCTGGCATGTCAACGTATAGTATATCCTCCTCAATCTCTGTAGAAAATCCTGCCTGCTTCTGTGTGTACGTTATCATGTACGGTGACACCACAGACATTATCTCTTTCTCTCGTCCTCTTGAGTAGTCGTTTACCATTAGTCCGTTGATCTTTCTTTGAAACTTGTCAACATACATATCGGCCCACCTATAGAAGTTGGCGAACTCCTTAAACACATTGAAAGGGTGTACCCAAAACTGGTGGTATATCTGAGAATACGACTCTGGTGTTATAGTGCCGCTAAGTAGTATCACCTTTGGAAACTGGCAATCAATAACCAACTTTCTTACCTGTTTTGCTCTTAGGCTAGGTTTTGGGAATGCACTCATGGTGTGTGACTCGTCACATATAATTACATCAAAGTCCTTTCTATCTACCTTGTGTATGCTCTCGTAGTTTGTTATAACTATATCATGGCCAGGAAGTATCTTATCAGCATCAGACTGAATGGATGATATCGCCTTCTTCTTTGTAAGAAATAATATAGAGGTAAACCCTAAAACTCTACATATCTCCAAAGATGTAAAGGTCTTACCAAGCCTAACTTCCATGGCCAGACATAGTATATAACTATCTCTCAATATATCTACACCTTTCTTAGATATATCAACTTGATAGTCACGCAGTTGCATTATTCAGTAATAATATACAGTCATCAATCTCCATCTGAACATCTAGATAGTGATGCCCATAAAATCTACCCTTACCTTCCAGCAGAACATTTATACTATAGATTGGCCTGTACCTTAGAATTGTCCTGTCCATGGTATCTAAAAACTTAATAGTCATCTTGAGATCGTCAATCTTTTTCACAATTGAGTCGTAATCTCTATGATTATCAAATGTAACCTTAAGAAGTAACTCATAAAACTCAAGACGATTTTTTAAAAGTGATTTACTTAATTCCATAATTAAAAATTTAATTCAGTTTGATCTTTTAATCTAATAAATTCAACAATCTTACCATGTGCGTTTCTAAATATCTTTGGCTTTTCTCCAAACTTATATTCACCAAACGAATCTAGCCATCGGTAAAACCTATTGTGAGACAACTTAAATCTTCCGTAAGTACTATAGTCTGGATATTCTTCAGTAAACTTGTTGTACATCGTCTGACCTGGGTTTGGGTTATTTATCTTGACATAGTCATTGTCCACTGATGTTGCCCACTCCCAAAATTCTGCCGATGTCTCAGCAATAAACTTGCGTGTCTTTAAGTTCATAAAGTCACAACGTATAAGCCCTTGAGAAAGATATAGCTGTAGGTTTGATATCATGTAGTTATCAAATCTCGACCACTCATCGCTGTCCCATCCAACAAACAACATGTGACCAAACTCAGTCTCTGGAGTAAACATCTTTGAGTAGTACTGCTTAAACTCTAGGTCCCACTTTCTTCTCTCAAAGCTATTACCTGCGCCCTTGATAGCGTAGTTTGTTGTGATGACAATCTTTGGAGAGTTCTCAAATGGTATGTGTATCTCGTCTTTGTTTTTCTTCTCAAGAGTTATACCCTCGGTAATAACTGAGAATAAACGCTCAAAATCAAAGTTTTTGCTTACGTCATCAAATACCAGTGTTTGAGTATCTACCTGTACACGTTGATAAGGGAATGACTTCTGGAAACTAAATCCTTTTCCGTCAATAATTACCATCTTTTTGATGAACGAAATCGACTTAACAAAGATCCCTTTCCCTGTACCACCTTCAGGATTATCGCTAATAACCTCGTCATTAAGTATGACAGCAGGGCAGTAGCTAGCAGGCTTATAACTATGCAAAAGATAGCCAATCGTTGACTCCATAGAATTAATTCGGCCCGAATTGTTGCCAGAAATGTTTTTAACAAATCTCTTATATTCACAATCATCTGTTTTTAATTTATTGAATTCTCTATTTATTTTTTGTTTTTCCCACACATAACCACCCAAGTCCTTATAGTCAATCATTTTAACGTCACACTTTGTGACCTTTACAGCGCAGTTACTATAATAAAGGTATGCTTCGTCAATAGTGTCAACCATGAAGTTAGGATCAATCTTTGCAACATAGTTTAAGAATGTCTCTTGAAAGAACTTAGTGTTGATGGCAAAGAAGTTATACACCGACATATCATTGATTCCCATTAGATAGTCCAACACAAAGTCTTTTATCATGTCTTCGTTTGTGTCACTAATAATGTTATCAATGATTCTAACAAAAACAAAATTATTCGATCCGTTTGGGTAGTACTTATAGAATCCATTTCCTTTTAGATAGTCTCTAAATAGATGAGGTATAAGGTCAATCTTACCCTTGCTACTCTTTGACCAAAACGTGTTATACTCCTGTGTCTCAACCATCTCGTTGATTATGTTCTCGTCAATGTCAATAAAGTTCTCCTTTATCTCATTAACTGGTACACCCCTAAGGATGTCGTTCTTTATGTTGGTCGTCTTGTCTACATCCTCGTAAAACTTAGTTGCGTGATCTTGAATGTTCTTGTATGCCGACCAAACAATGGTCTTAATCTCAGAGGCCATGTCACCATCGTCATAATGCATTAGGACTTCAAGTGCTTCATCCTTAGATATTCCGTACTGATTGAGTGCTGATGCAAAGATGAACAGGTTATTGTTTCGTTGTCCCTTAACCATGCCATAGCTTTTGTTCCACCACAACGACAATCTCCTAACAACCTCGTTAGAGTCATTGATAATTATCTTTGGTCTTGGCTTAACAAAGTCATCGCTATTGTCCATCTCAATCCAAGTGTCAGACAGCTCATTGATATATATGTCTGGATCATAGCTCTCGTAACACACACGAGATATGTTCTTGCACGACTTGTCAAACTCATCGCAGTTGTAGTACTTTTGCAATGCCACAAAGTACTTCTTGTGGTTTGACGCATCTTTAGGTATTCTAACAAGAACCTTTAGCCCATCACCAGATGGTGACGTAAACACAGAGTACGAGTACTTGTCGTTGCACAGGTCTTGTCTCATCTGATACAACGCCTGATCATCCTTAAACCCATCAAAGTCTATACATATCAGTCCGCTGTGCTCGATGATAGCGTTGTCAGCACGTCTAGAGAACTGACCAGAAAATAAAATTGAAGGAAGACCTTTCTTTAGGTTGTTACGTTGCTCCTTGTCATCGGCAGAACGTATCATCTCAACTAGGTCCTTTGATACACCATCTCTAATTCTATCTAATGCAACTAGTACGTCTACGTGATAAGGCTTGTCAGTTTCATTGATTGATTTAAAGTAGGTTATCATAGCATTGATTTTAATTTTTCTAAATAAATTGTTGCGTCCATTAATTCTTCCTGTAGGTGTGTTATCCACTCCTCAGTAGACAGGTCTTTCCTGTCCATTGTCGTGTTATACTTCTTGATTCCTACGGCTGATCTGTGCCGCATTTTAGAGACAACAGCCTCTACTACACTGTCAACCTTGATGTCGGCAGTGGATGTTGATTCCCATTGCATATATTTGAGTTTAATTTTATTTAATAAAGCACACAGCCGCCATGTCAGTGTGTGCAGAGTTTTTACCTACATGGAGGCTAACCGCAGAACCCTAACTGCAACCAATTACGCTAGAGTTAGAAGATAAAGAGTCTCGTTAACAAGACCAATCATCTCATCCATAATATTTTGTAAGTCTGAGGGGTAATTTTTTCTTTCTCCCTCAATTAAAGATTGCATCTTTTTCATGTGATCAACAGCGTCTTCCTTTTTTGTTTCTGGTATAACGATTGAAACACGTTTGTTTCTACCAAAATACTTTTCAGTAAATGAGTCGGTCAAGTCAAGTATACTATCGTAGTACTGATTTAATGCCTTGTGCTCAGCAAATGACGTTGTGTCTAAGTGTTGTAAATGCATTGCATCTCTTGATGCAAATAGCATACCTATAAATTTTCCAGCTTCCATAATTATTTTTTTTTACAAATTTACTACTTTTCAGTGATCCCGTTTGGATTCGAACCAAAGACCTACTGCTTAGAAGGCAGTTGCTCTATCCAACTGAGCTACAGGACCGTTAAAACTATTTGTCTAGTTTAATCTGATTCTCATCTAGTATCTCATAGAACTTATCTCTAATTCTTTCTACTATCTTCCACTCCTCTTCATTAAGTTCTTCATACTTCCATAGTGTTCTTAACTCCTGAGAGATGTCCCACAGAGCTGAGTACATCTTGCCACCTTGTATAGCAAAGTCAAATTCTGCTTGGTCATCAGGTAAATTAAATGTTAAGCGTGCCTTCATCTTATTCTGATTTAATAATTAAATAAAAAATGGTCTTATTGTTCCTACTCCAACTGCAAATCCAAAAGCAAAAGTCAAAGCAATATACAATCTCTCTTTAAATGTTTTGGCTTCAATGTTATAGTGGTTCATGGGCAAACATAATAAAGGATTTACAAAAACCATCAATACCATTCCTATCCAATTTTTGTCCATTAGAAATCTGAAACCAGCAATACTGTTGGCTTCTAATATAATTGCAGTAAAGAAAACTAAAATAAGTTTGTGCTTAAACTTCATCTTATTCTGATTTAAAGGTTTCTAATAAGTCTACTGTTCTTTCAGCACCATCATACTTAGACTTTGCATGTAACATTTCTCCATTTATATTTATATTCTTGTCTGGATATGTTGCTACAAACTCTGCAAAACTACACATCTGCTCCTTCTCCATTGCTTTGGCTTGCATAAATAAATTTTGATAATAAGGGTCATATTTATCTATGGTTGGTAGTTGTTCCATCAACCACTCTACTGCTGTTTGTTTCATACTTAATCGGTTTTTATACGTTTATAGGTTTAAAATTTGTCAAGTTTTTTAAGCTTATAGGTTGACATCACAAACTGTGATCCCTAGCGTCAAAGTCTCTTGGAACGTCATTTAAGTTTATTATACGTATACCCATTGCGTCCTGTAAAGTTTCCATTATCGAGTCAGCTGTTGCTCCCCAGTACATATCACAAGAGAAACCGCCCTCATTAATGTGGTATGGTGGGTCAAGGAAGTATGATTGCCAATGATCATTAGATCTGGCAGTAAACCTTCTACAACTTTGTTTCATGGGACAATCTGTCCCTGGGCACATTGTTATGTCGCTCATTTTATTTTAAATTTAATTGTTTCTACTAGACCATTGTCGTACATGTTAACCCTATACACACCAGACTTTATTTGGTGAAAGTTTAACGTTGTAGCGCCCTCTATTGCAATCTTTGGCATGTACATTTTATTGTATCTATACACCATGATTGAGTCGTAGCTTGGGTTTAGCTTCATCGAGTATGCGTCACACCTTGATGTCGTCTTGCATGATAACGCAAGAACAGGAATAAGTAACAATAATTTTTTCATTTTGATTTAATTTAAAGTGGGTAGCTTAACTACCCACCTTGATTAGTAGTAGATTAAAACGGTAGAGGCTCGTCCTCTTTTACTGGTGTTGCAACAGGAGCCCCCCCAATCGCCTCAACTCTCCAAGCCTCAATGTTGTTAAAGTACTTGCCGTTATACTCTCGTCCTCGAATTCTAAACGACACCTCAACCTCTTGCCCCTCAACAAACTTGTCCAATACGTCAACGTTCTTCTGCGTTAACTGGAACAAGATGTCCTGTGGATACTGATCGTGTGGTTCGTTCAATACGAACTCTCTCTTTGTGAACTTCTCGCTCACTTGTACTGCTGGGTTTATAACCTTTAAAACCCCCTTCATTTTAAAATCACTCATTTGTTTTTATTGTTTAGGTAATTAAAATACATTGTTGCATAAGTCTCAGCTTTTTTTAACTGGCTGTCCATCCACACGATGTCATCGTCCGTCAGCTCTACTTTCACAATCGTCACTCTTAGCTCATCAGCCAAGTCGTCCATATAGTGCAGACTGTCTGCCTCGTTGTCTGGAATCAACTCCTCTGGTGTGTTACTAAGCACATACGCCACCTCACCCTCTGTCCACTTTTTGCCAGTCATCTTGGTTAGCATGTACAGGTAGTGTTTGACCTGCCAGTCGTAGCCTGCCTCCTTAACTTTCTTCTCAGCCTTCCTCACCGTCTTTGGCATTGTCTTCTTGGACCATGGACTCTTGATGTCGATCACCTTCATAGTGTCAACGTCAACAATGTCTGGATGACCTACAGATATGCCATGCTTCAGCTCGTAGTAGTCGTCAAACTCAGCAAGCTTGTGGTAGCTCCTAAAGAACAGCCTGTTGTACACGTCAATTGACTCGTGCTCTACGTCTGTACCCTTGGTCATCTCTCTTGAGCTTATGGATGTCTTGTAGCCGTACACCATCTCGTCAACCATCTCCTCGATAAATGTCTTAGCACCCTCGCTCAAGTCGTCAGACATCTCGGACTTCCTCTCAAGCTCGTCTCTCTCCTCGGCCTGCTTGTCAGTGAGCTTTATCTTCATCTTAAGTCCGTCAAGCTTCTCTCTCTGCTTGTCAGTTAGACCGCCCTTGCGTCCAGCAAATAACGGTGAGCATCCTGATGATCGTACCTTAATCATCTCCAAACATCTTTAGTTGGTCCTCGGTGATGGTGTACTGCTTCTTGATCTTGTCAATTGTTGTACGTCCAGTCTTCACCGCATCAATCGCCTTGTCCAACTGCTCGTCAGTTAGCTTAGGTAGCTCCTTCTTTGGAAGTGGACGAGTGCTGAATCTCAGCGCATCGACAAGGCCTTGAGGACTCTTGACCTTCTCGGTTGTGATGACAATTGTCTTGCCTACGTAGTCGTTAGGGTCAAACGATCCGAAGAACGTCTCTAGCCTCTTAAAGTTTGATCGGTTGCAAACCATTGGCTTCTCAAACTCCTTGAGCTTAACAAATACCTTGTCCTCCTTGCCCATCTCTCCCACAAATGTGTCTTGATAGATTCGCTCTATCGTCACTTCTTTCGGCTCGTACTTGCCGTTGACCTCCAAGTCCCATGCTCCCATGTACTTGTTGTCTTTCATTAGATTTCTCCAGTGCGCCATATATTTAATTTAATTGATTACAAAGTTTTTAATATTTTTTCTAATTTCCTAACATATTTCTGTTTTTTTTCCAACATTTTTGCTAATCTTTCCTCAATTGTATCTGATTCGTACATTGATTCATCGTCTCTTGATAGTTCAGATAGTCTAGATAGAATCTTTATTCGATTGTCGCACGTGTCAACGTTCACCTTGTAGCATCCTGCCTCCCATCCAACATTTGTGAAGAAGTGCATCTGCTCGTCAGTTATTGGCTCGTGGAAGTCGGAGGCCGTCATCGTGTTCATCACCTCAATGCGGCCATCCTCGTCAAAGCACTCTATCTTAACCCCATGGTCTATGTACCATGAGCTGTTCATCGTTCTGAATACCCTGTTGTCCTCGTTTGAGGATATCTGCTCCCATGCTTTCATATTATTCAATTTTATAATGAGTTAATAAATATCCGTCGCTCTCAAACAAATCAAACGTTACGTTTTCACATTCCATAAAGCAACTTGTGTATCCTCCAAATATGTTTTTACTTACATATGTTACTATTGCAGTTTTTTTATCACTTTTGTGTAAAAAATTAGAGAATATAGGTGCATTTAATTCGTATTCAACTGGTGTTTTTGATGTATCAATACCATTCATTGACAACACTATCTTATGGTTTAGTATTGCCTCGTCTTTTGTTTGAAATGTTGTGCTATGAACATAATGAAATGGATACTCAGTCATTTTGTTTGATTTATATCTTGAAGTCACAACGATTTTCTGCGACATTGTTACAAATGCAATGACTCCAGTCATCACAATTGTCATTATTGATTTTTTCATGGCTTAATAAAATAACATTATAAAATTGTAAATAATTGCACCCCCAGATACCATGTTTATAAGTACCAACGGAAGGGTTGCCAAGTTAAACTTGCCTATGGACTTTAAGGCAAGTATGTATGACAGCCAAAATATGACTGCCGATAAGATGAAGTTTACCATAGATTTATTTTTTTTGTTCGTCAATATAACTCAACACGAATCCAACTGCTACTAGTATGTTCATCCCCATGGATGCCAGTATCTCATATATGTCGTCATAAACGTTCACCGACAGGTGTACGTGACCGACCATCCAAAACGGAATGCTTAGATTCTGACTGATCCAAACGATCGTGTACCTTACTAGTTTAGACATGGCTTCATTGTTATTATTTGTACTATCGCCTTCTCAATCGATAGAAATATCGCTCCCTCAAATGCTATCTCAAAGAACATCATTGCGTGCTCCTCGTCAGCACAGCATATGTATATGTTGGACTCCTCGCCATTCTGTATGTATTTAATGTTGTACCTGTTCATAGTTGTTTTAATTCTTGTTCTACTTGTTTCCAATAGTGCCAACCAAATTGAAATTGACGAGTGTCTGTATTTGCAAGTGCATTTAATACCTCATCAATAGCAATTAAGGCACATTGCTTAGCGCAATAATCATCTACTGTTATTTCAAAATTTATCATGAATAACTCCTTTGCTTTTTCTTGTGGTGTCATAGTTCTAGCTTTACTTCAGTTATTAGGTTTCGTGAGTAGTACTCCTCGCTCCAATCACCCACCAAATATACGGAGACTAACGAATCTAACCAAGCCTGCCTGTTCCTAAACGACTCAAGTGGCTCGTAGATGAAGTGGATGTCGTACATCTTGCCGTCAATCTCCCTCGACTCCCACTCGTCAGTGTAGTCGAAGAATATTTCTGCTACCTCTTGATTGTCTACCGACAGAACTACTGACCGATAGAACGGATTTACTTTTGCTTTCATAATGTTGGTTTGTGTTAAAAAATGTTGGTTTGTGTTGATTTTTTTTTGAGTTGACACTCTGAAACCCTTGATTTTACTAGGTTAGTGTTAAAATGTTAATTTTTATACCCTAATTCGAAAATAAAAAAAATATTATATATATAGTATAGTATTATATAGAAAAAAAAATTCTACAATATTTTGGCTTAAAAATCAACATTTCAACATTCTGTGAGTCAACTCGTTGATTTACAGATAGTTAACCAGTGTTGATTTGAAAAAAAATTAACATTTTTCGTCATGAGTCAACACTAGTACCATTATCGTTATACCTAACAGGCTGATAGTCAGACAGGTATGCAGTTCGTTAGATATGTCTAGCTTGCTTCTGCCAAGAATCCATACACCAAGTACAGATACCATGGCTATTCTTGATAGTGTCTTCATTGTTCTATTTTTGAAATGAATAAATGTAGCTTCCTCTTGGATATGTAGCTGTTTAGGTAGTTGTCGTGATCGACCAATAGCTCGATGTGATGTAGTACGTACTTCCTTACATAGTGCTCTATTGACTTGATGTCGGTATAATTGAATGACTCTTCAGTTCCGTCTATCTTTGACAGGTCTTCCATGCCAGCAAATTTACCTAGAGGTAGAGAGAACACTGCGCCCCCTCTCTCAAACGTTTGTTCGCAAAAATTAATTAGGTTCATATCACAATCATCATTTAAGTTCTACAATAGTCTCCAAGTTAATCATTCGGAACTCTCGCTTGTGCATGTCAAACACAACCATTAGTCCCTTGTCAGATGGATTGAACGACATGCCTACTCCCTTGACTCCCTTTCGTACTCCAAGCCGAGCGACCATCCTTCTGATAGAACCATCCTTCTTGATAAAGGTTACAGAAAACATCCTGTTGCCCTTTGCTAAAATTTGTTGTTTCATAGCGGTTTTAAATTTAATCTTATTAATATCTCTTGAACGGCTAACCATTGTGCCGTTACACGTTGTACGTAATCGTCATCTGAGCCAAACGTATCGGTTACCTCTTCTTTCCAATCTCGCATCTCTTTCTCGTATGCTAGAATGATTCTTGTTGTTTCTTCCATCTTGATTTAATTAATAGTGGTACAATAAACATGACTAGTGTAGCTACTGAGAATGCCATGTCTACATGCTCAGTGTTTAATACAGGCAGGAAGTATGATAGTGCTAACTTCGTGCCTAGCATTCCGATTACAGCGTATGCAGTCTTCTCCATCAACGGATTGCTGTTGATTACGCTGATGAATGTTGTCGTTGCAAATCTGATGGCTAGTATGCCAATGAATACGCCCATGATGATGACCAACATGCTGTCAGTAAATGATACCGATGCCAAGATGTTGTCTATAGAGAATACCAAGTCCATCATCTCGATCGATAGTACGGTCAGCCAAAATGATCGTGAGTTTATCTTGTGCTCCTGTTCTTCTGAACCTTTGAAACTTTTGAAGCACAGGTACATGAGGTATAGTCCACCCAAGACCTTGAGCCATGACATGTTGATTAGTACGGATGCAATCAATAGAGCTAGCCCTCTGAATACGTATGCACCGATTATGCCGTAGGTTAAAGCTTTCTTCTGCTGTTCCTTCGGTAGTGTGTTGACCATGGTAGCCATGACGGCTGCATTGTCTATGCTCAAGATTATCTCAAGCAGTACGATGTTTAAGATTATTAGTATCATGGTTAAAAATTTAGTGTGTCAAAATCTGTATACATTTTTACATATTCCAGTGGGAATCTGCCGACTATTGCGCTGAACAGCATGTCGTTGTCGTACTCTTCGTATCCGTCTCGCTCTGCGTTAACGATTGGTTGGATTACCTCAGCTATTTGGTCATCGCTAAGTGTTGTCAGTAGGTAGAAGTCCTCTTCTGCCCATGCCGTTGTGTTTATTCTAATTACTCTCATGGTTATTTAATTTTTTCGGTTATTATTTCAACTGATACATCTATGGAGTAGAATATTTGTTCAATTGTGGCTTCATTGTCAAACGCCATGTCTAGCGCTTGCATCTTTTGTTCGTCCGTTAGTTCGTTGTTATCGTCACGCACATCGTCAATGCTCCATAGGTTGTCTACATAGTACCCTGCCTTGCGGAGTACTTGCTTTGCTTTATTTATTTCGTTCCAAGCTGTTGTGTTGATTCTAATTACTCTCATGGTTTCTAGTTATTATAATAATTGTATTCAAAACATTCTCTTATCTCTCTTCCATATGCCGTATCAAATCCATAGCTAGTCGTCATAGGAATGTCTCCTCGTCTCTCTATTATATAAAAGAACAAGTCCTTTTTGTTTAGATTGTACTCCTTAGCTGTTTTGATTATTGCATAGTACATCCTGTAGATGTCGTGTCTCATTGGACCATAATTACTAGTTATATAGTCAATTATGAATTTCTTGCTTATTGTGTTTCTCATGGTTATATATTTATTTCTTGTATGTATACTTTTTCTGCTCCGTTCTTAAATTGTACATAGAACTCGTCACCTAGTTCAGTGTAGACTTCACATATGTCTCCCGTTCGTTTTAGTTCGTTTACGATTTCTGAGAAGTGGTCATACGCATCATCGTATGATGTAAAGTATTGGTGCTCGTTGTAGTCTAAACAATCGAACACATGGTGTACTGCAAAAATTGTTTTCATGATATTTGTGTTATTGATATTACTTCATAGCCCTCGTATGACATGAGCCACATTACTTTTCCTTCGTTCCATGCTTCTACGATGAAACTACCTTGCTTTGTTATTACCCTGTACTTGTTCATGGTGTGTATATTTTCTTGTTATCAATTAGCATCTCTGCGAATTCTTGCTTGTCAGCGTTGTTGCCGTTGTTGTCTATCCAATGTGGCATCACACGTGGATTGTAGGATACCTGTCCCCTCATCCAAAGGTTCTCGGTAGGATACAGCACAACGTCCTCAGCCATAATCCATGCGCAAACAGTTTTGTTAGCGCCATCGTTGATTTTCTTGGCGGTAGAAGGATGATTTTGAAGCTTGCCGTTTACGATTAGTGCTTGGAAGTTTTCTGGCTCAAAGAACCACACGTTCTTGGTGGTCACGTCCTCTACTCTCCACTTCATGTAGTTCTCACCTTGTCCAAGGTGGAATCTGATTTTAAAGTTACGTTTCATGGTTATTTGTTTTAATCGTGCGTTACGGATGCGCACCCCCCCCGTTTTATTATGAATTGCGTATATTGTTTTGAATTGTCCAATAAATATCACTAAATTGTTCTTCCATAGCATTGTCAATATAGTTACACAATGAA